TCTTATCTCTTTTAGCTTTAATGTTGGTTTGGGAACACTACAGCGCTCAACCCTCCGTCAGAAGGTTCTTAGGGGCGATATGGAAGGCGCGGCAGAAGAACTCTTGAAATATTGCAAGGCTGGTGGAAAAATACTCAAAGGGTTAGAGAATCGTCGCAAAGATGAGCGTGTGCTTTTCCTGTCATAGGGTTGCCGCCATCAGCGAGTAATGGGACAATAAGGTATATATAAAGGGCAACTATGGCAACGACACCATCATGGGTGATGACCTACGACTCACTGACGAGCACGGTGCTTCAGTACCTTGAGCGTCAGGACGCCGCAGTGGTTGACGCTATCCCCACATTTATCACCTTGTGCGAGTTTGAAATTGCACAGGAAATTAAAACTTTGGGTCAACTTCAAGTAGCTACGTCTAATATGACCGCAAGTAATCCAGTATTGGCTAAACCTGCGCGTTGGAGAAAAACCGTATCTATGACGGTAAACACTGGGTCAGCAACCCAGCCAGTCTTTTTGCGCAAGTTTGAGTATCTGATGAACTATTGGCCAAACTCGTCATTGACAGGTACGCCCTTGTATTACGCAGACACCGACTACCAGCACTGGTACTTTGCCCCTACGCCAGATGTGGCGTACAGCTTTGAAGTGCTTTACTACGAGCGTATATCACCCCTAAGCTCAACAAACCAGACTAACTTTTTAACCCAGTACGCTCCGAATGCGATGCTGTACGGAACCCTGTTGCAGGCGATGCCGTTCCTCAAGAACGATGCGCGTGCAATATTTCAGCAAAAATATACCGAAGCAATTACCGCACTGAAGACGGAAGACGTCGCTCGTGTTGGTGATCGTCAGGCAATAGCAGTGGACTCCTAATCATGGCAACATACGTAGATCCTTACACAGGTGTAACTATCAACCCTTCGCAAGTAGGGTATGAATCGTTAACCATCAGCGTAGACACCACTCTACAGTGGCCAATCAATGGTAATACTGCGGATGTGGTAGCCAACCAAATTGATGTTACTGCAACGGTTGGTAGTCTTAAACTGTATTTGCCCCCAGCAACGCAAGTATCAACAGGTACAAGCGTCATTATTCGCAATGCTGGAGCTAACACTTTTACGGTAGTTGACACAAGCGGTAACACAATTGTTGCAATTGCTTCTGGAATCATCCAGTACATCTACCTGACTAACAATAGCACCCAGAACGGTACTTGGTCTACCTTGACGTTTGGTGCAGGCACATCCTCGGCTAACGCTTCTGCGCTTGCGGGTTACGGTTTAACAGCGATTAATACTACGTTAAACCAAGCGTACCCAATCACTGACGTCTATTCCAACTATACGTTTGTATCTGCTGACAGATCTGGTTTTTTTGTGTGGCAGAGTGGTGCGGGTAACTTTACCCTTCCATCTGCGGCGACCATTGGAAACAATTGGTTTGTGATGGTTCGTAACAACGGTACAGGTATTGTTACTGTGTATCCAAATGGTACGGACACCATTGACGGCAACTCACAAGCTCAGCTTCAGTTATCAGAGTCATTTGTTTTAGTCTCTAACGGAACATCAGGCTACAACTCTTACGGATATGGTCAGTCAGCCACTTTTGTTTTTACTCAATTAAACAAAGCAGTAACTGGTGGAACAGTAACCCTAACAGTTGTTGAAGCTTCTAGTCTTATTCAAGAATACACAGGTGTTTTAACTTCAAACTGTATAGTTGTTTTGCCCTCTACGGTTAACTTGTATTCAATTCAAAACAAAACAACTGGCTCATTCACGCTGACTTTTAAAACTACCTCTATAGGAGCAAGCACACTTGCAGTGGGTCAAAGTTTGGCAGTTATTGCGGTTTGTGATGGAAGTAACGTTTATAACTCCAACACGTCTAACCTTTCGGGTAACACGTTAACGTTGTCAGCAGGTAGTGCCGCCGCACCATCTTTGAATTTTTTAGGTAGCCTTACAACGGGTCTGTATCTACCAACATCTAATCAAATTGGATTGACAGTAAACGGAAGCAATGCGGTAACGGTTTCAGCCACTGGGATGTTAGTTCCTGTAGGCATTTCAGGCGGTACGTTCTAACATGACCGCAAAAGTAGTTGCTCTCCAAATCAAACCGGGCATCCAACGCGATGGCACCATCTTCAACGCCCCTTCGTATATGGATGGGCAATGGGTGCGTTTTCAAAACGGTTTGCCACGCAAGATGGGCGGTTACAACGGTATCTTCTTAAATGCTACTGGCATCTCTCGTGGTATGACCATGAGTTCTATTAGTGGATTGAACTACGTCATCTCTGGATACCGATACGGTTTAGAACAATGGGTAACCGATAACGATAATGGTATTGGATCAGGCCCGACTTCATTCACAATTTCAGGAGGTGTAGTTGGTATCACGCTTACTGCTGGCGGAACCCTTTATACAAATGGTACTTATACATCTGTTGCATTAACTGGCGGTACTGGTACGGGCGCCATAGCTACTATTGTTATTGCTGGAAGTACTGTCACTAGCGTCACTATCACAACCGCAGGATCAGGTTATTTAGTTAACGATGTATTGAGTGCGGCTTCAGCTTCTATTGGCGGAACTGGATCTGGTCTTTCAATAACTATTACCTCAAACACGTACTTTTCCTCAAGTGCAAACAACTTGTGGCAGTTTGATATTGGCTATGACTCGTCGGGTGGTAACGTTAACAATTTGATTGCACATCCCGGGCAAAACCTGAACGACATTGCCTCCACTACCAACACAAGGCCATTGGTAGGTCAATTCCCCAATACTGTTATGGCTCCTGTAGGCGTCTTTACTGCTAACGGCATTACTACAAGTGGATCAACCACCGCAACATTTCCAGCCACTAACGTAGCGATGGGCGCTGGCGTAAGTGTGAGTGGAACTGGCATTCCATCAGGAACTACTGTGGTGTCTGCCTCTAGTGTTTCTACTGTGTGGACGGTTATTTTAAGTGCTAATGCAACAGCATCCACACCAGCCGCCGCATTAGCCTCTGTAGCAGTTACTGGCGTTGCTGGTCAGTTCTCATGCACTGCTACTACAAATATTGCAGTTGGACAAACTGTTGTTGTTGCAGGAACTCTTACAGGTACAGCTACAGGTATTGCGGCTGGTACCTACTTTGTAATTGTCACCAACACAACTAGCACGTTTACTTTGTCTGCTACTTTGGGTGGTACAGCCATTACAACAACGGCAGGTACAACAACTGGTTTGACATTTAATGTTTATGCTACTTTGACTTTTGACGCCAATGTATCGGTGTCTGGTGGCGTAGTAATGCTTCACCCATATTTGTTTGTGTATGGCAACTATGGATTGATTCAAAATTCATCCGCAGGAAACTTTAATGATTGGGTTTCTGCTGATGCCAACTCTAACAATGTGTCCACTGGTAAAGTTATTAAGGGTCTACCTTTGCGAGGCGGTACAACGTCGCCTGCTGGACTTTTCTGGACAACAGATTCCGTAGTACGGGTCACTTTCTCACCGTCTACTGTTGGTGGCGTAGATTACTTTTGGAGGTATGACTTAATTACCAGCCAAAGCTCAATCATGTCTAGCCAATGTGTAATTGAGTACGACGGCATTTTTTATTGGGCTGGTACTGATCGCTTCTTGATGTACAACGGCGTGGTTCAAGAACTTGCCAATACCCAAAACATGAATTGGTTCTTTGACAACTTAAACTACGTGCAACGCCAAAAAGTTTGGTGTACAAAAGTTCCGCGTTGGGGTGAGATATGGTGGTTCTATCCGCGTGGGGATGCGACAGAGTGCAATGATGCCGTGATCTACAACGTAAGAGAAAAAGTTTGGTATGACGCGGGACAGGCACCCGGGGCGTACCGCTCGGCAGGCGTGTTCTCCGAAGTGTTTCCATTTCCAATTTGGGCTGGCAACGAAGAGAACACAGTTGGCACCTACACCTTGTGGCAACATGAAAAAGGTACAAACCAGATTTACTTGAACTTTGCTAACGCAATTGATTCGTATTTTGAGACGCCCCCTTTGGGTACGTATGCTGGTTTAGTGGGCTCGACACAGCAACCGGGCGACAACGTCTGGACGCGCTGTGAGCGTGTTGAGCCTGACTTTGTACAAGAAGAGCAGATGTACCTTATTGTTACAGGTAAAGGCTATGCCGACGACATTGATAATTCATCTGACCCCTACTACTTTGATCCTGATACATTGAAAGTAGACATGCGTGAGCAACGTCGTGAAATGCGTTTACGTTTTGGATCAAACACCTACAACGGTAATTACTTTATGGGTAAAGTGCTGTTGAACCTTGATACAGGCGACGTGCGTGCAACGGGCAATCCATAATGGTTACCTATGATCCCCGCGGCATGGAATGGCCACAATACTGCAAGTTGATGGCGGAACTGTTTTCGTCAAACGATATTGGATACGTGGACGAAGATCACTGGAGGGATTGGGTAGACGGTATCAACGGTATTGGCTTCTTTGCGCAATCTGCTGTACCCGACCAAAGACTGTATGCAACATGGCAGGAATGGGCTGATCAGATGGTTGGCACCATGAATTTACAAACATAAGAGACGAGACATGGACTTCCTTGAACTACTTAACAAAGTTGCCAGAGTCGCAAGACCTGCGCATCATGAATTTATACCTATAGAGCGCATGGACGAGCGGTTTGAAGAAACCTGCTTTGACTCCTTGGACATGCTGATGATTGGCATGTTCATGGGAATGATCTATGACATACCTGATGAGATAGCAAAAGAGTTCCAGCCTGAGACGGTCCAAGAGTTGTATGACTTCATACAGCTACACAAAACACGCGATCCTGTGTCTATGGAATGGGCTTTGGAGCAGATCAAATGATCTATCTAACCCACTATCGCACCGCGTATTCAACTACGGTTGAACTGATGGAAGACAACATCTTTCCACAGAAGGTGCATTGGTTTCCAGAGACGTTTGAGCGCCTGAAGTCTGGCATGTTCTACGTCCCCCACCGTTTAGCTGAGAAAGTCTTGGATCCTGTCTTGGTGAAAGAACTACGCGAGAACAGGGTAGGCAAGACAGCGTTCATATTAGCCAGTGGTAATTCACACTTTGCAGGCATCAACCCACGTTCTACAAAACCTACAAGGCTGTCTTATGAATACAAGTTCTTGCCCTTTAGCCTCACCCAAGTCTATGCTGGACGAACTGCCCAAGCTTTGGGTGCTACGGATCATGTTGTCACCGATGCCACGGCCTGTGCATCCAGTCTCAAAGCTCTTATGGACGTCCAAACCCTCATTAACCACTACGGGTTCAAAAGGGTAATCGTTTTGACGGTAGAGGACGCTGTATCAAACTCAGTATTAGAGTTTTTTGGTGAGGCCAAAGCATCACTCACACAAAAAGAGGAAAATCTGGGCATAAAGCCTTCAGCGTTTGACGATACAAACTACGGGTTCTATGTGGGACAAGGAGCGGCATTGGCAGTGTTCGAGTCCAATGACGTATCAGAGAACCCTATAGCCATCCTCAAAGGTGCCTATACGGCCAGCGAGGATCACTCAAATGCTATTGGTCAACGTGAAGATGGTCAAGGATTTATCCGTGCTATTGAAGGCGTGCTAGACATAGCTAGTACTCCCGCCGAGCATATAAGTATTGTGAAGACACACGGTACAGGAACAAAAAGTAATAACGTGGCTGAAAAAGCCGCTTTGGCGTACACGTTAGACGGATATGTCGCTACGGCGTACAAGCAGAAGATTGGCCATACCATGGGCGCCAGTGGTTTACTGGAGACGCTTATGTTGATAGACAACATCATTGCGGATGAGATAGTCCCTTGTATAGCAAACAGGACTGCTTATGACGAGGTATTTTTGTCGGAAGACATCAAGGCACCGCAGGGTGATATCTTGAGTCTTGCGGCTGGTATGGGTAATGTGTATTCGGCGGCTGTGCTGTCGTTGGAGATTTAAATGTCACAAATGGTCGATAGTCGTCAACAGAAATTGGATTTTGCGCAGATAGCTGTAATTGCGCTGGAGAACACACGTTCACCTGTACCAAAAGATTTTGGTTTGCCTGCCATATTGACTGAAGTTAATCAGCCTAATACAGACGTCAAACAGATGGGAAATACTGTATTTATCCTGCATGCAGGGGATAATGGAAAAGGGTTTTTCAAAGCGTTAAACGCTGATGTACCACAGAATTTTTTAGATAACAGCAAGAAATATGTTGTGTATGCAAAACAAAGTTTGGGGATGAATGTACTTGTAACTGAATTTCAAGACCAAGCAATTAGCACATTATTTCATGCTATTTCTAGGAACCCTCCTATGCAAGGCATGGGGTTTCAAGAGTTTAAAACTAACAATGGCGGATACCGCATTGTGTTGAATTTAGGACAATGACATGAGCGCAGTATCAGAAGCATTAGCCGATGTAGATGACTCAGTAAGGGATACGGTTTCCTCTGTAGGAACGCAAGCTGTTGAGACTGTTGAAAACGCTGGTCAGGCTGTTGTTGATGAAGTTGTTCAGCCTGTAGTAAAAGCCGTCCAAAATACTTACGACGCATTTGAAAAAGACCCTGTAGGTACGTCACTAAAGATTGCGGCGGCAGTATCTGGTAATCCTGCGTACATCATGGCGGCAAACACTGCCGTCAATATTGCGCAAGGTCAAGACATTAACGATGCATTAGAAAACGGCGCAAAAGCAACCGCTGTAACTGTACTGGCTCAAAAAGCTGGACAGTATGCAGTTGAAGAATTTGGAGCGCCTCTTTCTCAGCCAGTTGTAGATATGGAGCTTGGCCCTACGCCAACCATACAAAGCACACTACCACCAGCGCCACCGCCAACTGCGCCTTTAGCAAACACGGCTATAAGGTCTGCAACTGAAGGTGCAACCACTGCCGCCTTACAGGGTAAAGATCCAATTGAAGGCGCTACATCAAGATTGACATCTAGTCTTGTTAACGCAGGCACTAGTGCGGGTGCAAAATCAATATCTGATTCAAACTTTGAGAATTACTCTCAACAACAAGCGCAAAATGCTTACGAGAACGCACCTAGCCCAACTGAGCAAGATGTGTTGGTGGCAGATCCAACTATCAAGATGGACTTCCCGTTGTCTACACCCACAACGGAAACGGGGTCTGGAAACTACAACGAAATTACGGGTGAATTTGTTCCTTCTGAAGATGGTGTTTTACAAGCTCCACTAACTGAAGCGTCTGGTACTAACTTAGACAGCATGAAGGATTACACCGTTAATCCTGAGACTAATACAGTAACAATGCCAACTGGTGAAACGGTTGACCT